GGCCCCTTCAAACAGGTTGTTGATATAGCGTTGCGAGTTGTCGCCGAGGAGTTGTTGGTAGCCACGGCGATTGAGTTCCAATCCCGCGCCCGAGTTCGTCAACCCCTGTCGGGCGAGTTGGCGTTCGTTAAAGCGTTGGAGTTCTTCGGATTGCCAGTTAAAGAGCGGGTCGGCGTTGAGTTGGTCGGTCACGTTCGCCGTGCCGTTGTAGAGACTCGTGAGTTGATTGGTGGCCGCGGTGCCCGTTTGCACGAACGGGTTGAGCGTGGTTTTCGTTTGTCCGTAGAGGTCGAGGGCCGTCCGTGCCCCAACATCGGCGGCATATCTCGAGGCGTCGGCGGACTTATTCGCCCCCTTTGCGCCCATGAGTCCGCTAAAGATGCTGGCGCCCGCACTCGCGGCTCCTGATAACGCAATCGCTCCTCCCACGCTAAATATAGGCATCGTGTCCCTCTTATAGTGCTAAATGTACCGCGTCATTTGCCACACCCTGCACAACGGATTCCCCATCACGTAACGCATGAATACAATAGGCCACGGTATTCGCGTCCAACGCTTCCAGTTTGTGATACGCGCCCGCATGAATCACAATAATGTCCGGGGCACGATGGATGGTTTCATGGCCCATGACGGTCACTTTTAATGCACCTACGGCTAACAAGGTCTGATGATCGTGGGTATGGGCATGGGTATTGGCAATCATTCCTTTGACCGGAAAGTGTAACTGTTTAATCCAGACATCATTGACGAGACTGATACTCACATCACAAAATTTGTTCATGGCATCACTCTCACTCCGTAGGTGGCACTCGGCGGATCAATCGCCACGCCCGTGCGGTTATACAGATAGACGGTCACGACATTCTTCGCGGTCACGTTCCCCCACACCACCAACCCCGTATTCACTGCCGACGGCAATCCCACCTGCACGGTTTGTTGCGCGTCTGGTCTGGCTCCGGCGACCGTCACCGTCACCGTGCCAATCGCCCCCGCGACGATGTTCCCCACATCCACCGTGGTCCGTCCGACCATGGACAGGAACTTGCCGACATCGTTCTCGAAATACTCCCGGGACCGGGGATCGTCCCCTTCGGTCACGCCTGGACTGCTGCGGAGCACCCGTGCCATTAGCGGTTCAAGGCCTCCACATCTTCAGACGCGGCAATCAGAATGAAATCGGAGTTGTCACTATGCACAAATTCGTACTGACAGGTCTTGTAAATCCCGTTCCGTCGCCAGTCGAACGTCTGTTCATGTTGCCCGACCGATCCCAACGAGGCCCACCGTTCGTTCTCCCATTGGGCCGCATTATCCACCCGCCGGCGCATCGTGACTTGCGGCGTGGTGACGCTGGCATTGCCGGCCCCGCGCTTCAGTTTGACCCGAAGGACGTTGCTGCGCTTGGTCGCATCCATCCCATAGTTCTGATGGCCCGTGCGGACGAGGGTGCGAATCGGGTTGCCGTTATCGGTAAACGCCGTGCGTTCAAACTTATAAATAAGTCCGTTGGCCCAATCCCCGACGAGATGCAGGTTCCAGTCTCGCGCATAGCAGTAGGCGTTCCCGCGAAACCGCCCATAGGTGGCCGTGCCGGTGTTCCAATACCCCCACTTCGACCATTTCTGCGTCACGTAGTTATAGATGAGGGTCTGTCCGGCAGTCGGGAAGTTCAGCACATAGAGCGGATAGCCCTCGACGCTCACGGTATACGCAATCGCATCATCGACCGCCGCATACTGTTGAATGACCCGATCATAGGGACTGGACACGGGGGTCACGGCCCGCCCCTGGAGGTTCACCAGGCGGCGTTCATGGTCGAGCCACATCCAGGTATTGCCGACTTTTGCGAGACTATAGGGGGCCGAGCAGCCATAGGATTGCACCGACCCGTCCAGACGGGCGAACGGGGTGACGCCATCGTCAATCCAAAACTCGACCGCCGTGCGTCCGATGAGGATGACTTCTCGAAATCCGACCTTCATTGCCACGACCTTATCCGGCTCGCCATCGGCGGCGGCAAAGTCCAGCGCGTTCCAGGCCGTAATATCCGTCGGAGACGAGAACTGAAAGGTCGCCGTGCCGACCTGGTTCGCCAGGAGATACCCGTCGAGATAGGCCACATGCGTCACGACGGTCGGCGCATCCACATCGGCCATCGTGGTGAGGGTGGCCAGATCGGTGTAGACCATCTTCCCGCCGTTCGCCATCACACACTTCGTCCCATCGGTCGCAAAGGTGACGGGCGCACTCGCTCCCAGATCAGTCGAACCTGTCAGCTCCGTCATCGTGCCCGCACTATCGGTAATCTTCCAGACCCGTTTGTTCGACACTGCCAGGACGCAATGCTGCTCATCCCACCAGTACAACCCATCGACCGACAAACTGGTGCCGGTGTCCTTCCAACTCGTCAGGCCCGGGCGCATGGGAATATGATCCAACTCGTTGACATAACCATCCACGACGGTCGCCGCCGTACTATCGAGCTCGATCTCTTCGACCGATTCGTAGGGTTGCCCGAAGAGTTTAAGTTCTTGCCACGCCATTACAGATACCGGGCTTTGTTGTGAAAATTCGTCGTCGTCGGCTTCATGCTCTTATCGAAGATGTCGGCATACGCGCCCTTCGCTTTGGCAATGAGGTATTCCCGTTCGGGCATCGGCATCCCATAGAGGTCGGAGAGGTCAAACGCCAACTTGTAGACGAGCAGCCGAGGCCATTGCTGCGGGAAGTCCGGGTTATCGCTCGCGGTATCAAAGTCAAAGAGCGGGCGTTGATACAGCAGCCGTAACAGTTGCGGGGCCGTATAACTCGTCCCTGTGACCCATGCCGCAGGGCCAGAGCCGCCTGCCTCCCAATAGAGGAGATAGTTCGCACCAGTAATCGGGCGATTGGTACTATCCGCCGTATGCGAGCGAATGCACTTGTACGCGGCGGCATCGGTGCCGGTCACGACCGATTGGGTATTCACCGTCGACAGCGTTGGCGTCACATAGAGCGTCCGACTCGCTAAGTCCCGGTGCTCCATCAGATAGACCTGTTTCGGATCGCCGGTGTCCGTCTTATTTTGCACCGTCTCATACTCCAAGGCAGACAGGAGCCCCACCGGCCAATCGAAGGCTTGCCCATCTCGATAGTGGACCGAATCCAGTTTGGCGATATTCGTGGGCAAACTCTGCGTCGAGGTATAGACAAAGGTATTGGCAATCAGCGTGAGGGTGGAGGCTGCGGCCCGTGTCCATTTCAAATCGCCCGATTCATCGACTTCCCGCACAATGAGATTGAGCAGTTTAATCGCGTCTTGGAGTTGATCGCCGGAGAGGACTTGCCCAGGTGCTAAGACGCCAATCAATTTATGCGACAACTCAATGAGTTGATCGCGGGTCAGGTTAAAATCGGCTGTGGTCCCCACACCCATGATTAGACTCCTGCCACCGTGGCTTTACAGTGGGCAATCGCGGTCTCAATCTGGCGTAACCGGGTCGATTGGACCGTGACTTGTTCGGTCAAGGCACTGAGCACTATGTGCCGTTCATGCTTCAAGCGAGCGGTCTCCTGTTCCAACGACGCCCGTCGCATGAGCAACAGTTGGTCCGCTTCCTCCACTAAATGCCGTTTTCCGGCGAGCGGAATGAGTTGTTGCTCAATCTCCATGATCGACGTCTCGGTACGCTCCTGTGCCGCTGCGATCTTCTTCTGGCAAGCGGTCTCCGTGAGCAAGACCTGTTCATTGAGTTCTTTGAGGACCGACTGTTTCGCTTTCACGTCGGCGGTTAAGCGACTTAACGTCGCGTTGAGGTTGTTGAGTTCGGCAATCTGTGGTGATTCAATGACTGGCATAGGTCCTCCTAATCGCGTCGGGGTTTGAGATCATGGTACACATAGAGCTTCCCGCTTTGTAACGTACTCACCGCGAATCCGGTAAAGACGCGGCCGATTGGCTCGCTGACATTATAGGTCACGCCGGATGCAAAGTCCTCAAAGATCGTATGGCCGCCACCATCGACGATCAGCACGGTATGATTCAACGTCGTCGCATTCTTCCAGGCCACTCGCGTAATGCGGAGTTCTTGGCTAGTCTTGGTGCCGGTCGAATCAATAACCCACGGATTACTGGTGAGATCATCAGCCATAATTACCCCTGCCAACTAGTGAACCAATCATCGAGTCCCTCATGGTTGTCGCCGCGTACCACCCGCCACCGGAGAATGGTGGCCCCAACGACGACATCCGTGAGCGGAATGACATCATGGAGCCACCCTAAGTCGTAGAGCGACTGATACCGTTGCACGACCAGCGTGGGTCTCGGTCTCGTGCGTTCACCCGCAATCCCCACCGCCGCAAAGCCGGTCGTCGGGTCATAGAGGACGACCAGGGGAAGGTTGAACGTAATCCAGGCCTGATCCAGGTCCGGTTGCCACCGTCCCGTGAGCTTCTTCCATCGGCGGTGTGAGTCAATCGTGGTGCCAGGCCAGAGCGCGGGATCAAAGACGACGGACGGCACCAGCCAGGCGATTGGCAGCGGACGGTCGGACCACCAGGCGCGAGATTGATACGTGCCGCTTTCGATATGCCAGTCTTGAATGGCCGGATCAAAGACGACAGGAAGAGTCGGGAAGATCCACGAGACATCGACGTTGGTGTCTCGTCCCGCACAGCGTTTGGCGTCTGTCCTGAATGACTCGATGCGCC